GGATGGAAATGTTGAATTAGGTGTGCATTTATTTGCGGTAGCTTTTGAGACTCCATCAGGATTTATTACTAAGCGTGGCGCGGCTACAAGTTATACTGCTCCGGGTGGTAAAAGCGTTGTAATATCTTCTATTCCAATTGGTCCGTCTGGAACTGTGGCGCGGTGGATTTTAGCTACTAAAGTAATTCTTGTCTACGGTGGCGACCAACAGGCATATGAATATTTCTTTATCCCCGGTGGTAGAATCAGTGATAATACTACCACTAGCGTAACGCTATCATTCTTTGACGCTGACCTTTCAGCCACTGCTGATTATCTCTACGACCAATTAGATAAGATTCCAGCTGGAGTCTATCTTGGAATCTTTAAGGGTGCATTAGTAGTATGTGCCGAAAACGTCAATCAGGCTAGGGCTAGAATTTCTCAATTCAGTCAGCCAGAATCCTTCGATGCGGTGAATGGATATCTTGAAATTTATCCAAAGGATAATGGTGGCCCAATCAGGAATTGTATAGAATTTCGTAGCCAGCTAATCTTTCATAAATCCTATCGCTCTTATATTACGGCTGACAATAACAGCACTCCAGATACATGGAATGTTGGGCCTCTCGATAAATCAGTAGGCTCGGAATGTAATGGCCTGTGCAGAATTCTAGACGTAGACGGAACTTCGGATGACCATTTCTTTGTTGCGTCTAGACAAGGATTAATGGTATTTACTGGAACGTATGGAGAGACTCTCTCTTGGAAGATTGATGATATCTGGATGCGGATTAACAAGCTCTACTTCAATAAAGTATTGGTAGCTTATAATCCAATTCTGGGTAGACTTTATATAGCCGCTCCACTCGATAATGCCACAGAATGCTCTCATATCCTCCATGCTGATTTGAATGAAGGAATGACCGCTGAATCAGCCAAATGGTCAGTATGGAAGATGAAGGGTGGTATTAAATTATCTGGATGTTTGGTTGACGTTCAGTTCGTCAACAAAGTAGCCACTCTCAAATTCTCTGGTTATAATGGAAATATCTATAGACTTCAAGAGGGAATTAAAGATGATGATGGTGTAGCAATTGAAACATTCATTAGATTTTCATTTGTGACTCCAGACCCACGCGGGGGAATTTGTCTATTCTCTGGCATTAGATTACTAATTAGGGGTGAAGGAGATTTACAGCTTAGGCTATATTCTATTGATGATGCCTATGTATTGGATACACCATCTATAGCATTAGCCGCATCCCCTGGAATTCAAAAGACTAGAGAATTCTTATTTGAGAATGAAAGAGCTAGTGCTCAAATAAAACTAGAACAATTTGGAGAGTGGTTTAGTCTGAGAGACTATAGAATATTTGGCATCCCAATTTGGGCTGAAAGAGCTACTGAATAGTGGCTGACAATACTCTCTCTGCATCTTCAGGCGTCCAGCCGCTGATTGAAGGATATCAGCAAATTGACCCACGCCTGTATGATATTTTGAGTAGACTGTCTATTAACATAGAAGATATCAATGCTATTCTGAATCCGATACAGGAAATCATTTATACTCCTTTACCACCAGAGGGGATTCCTGATACTCCTCTTAATTTTACATACTTTACGACTACACGCAATCTTATCTTAGAATGGGATGCTGCTCAGCGTGCTCAGTTCTATGAATTAAGAGTTGGTAGTAATTGGGACACCGCTGAATTTGTAACTCGGACCATTTCTTTTGAAGTTAGGCTAGACCCGATTGAAGTTGGCATTACGAGATATCTCCTCAAATCTATTAATGCTAGTGGAATCTATTCTGAACAGGCGGCATATGTAGATGTAGAAGTTCACCCAATTGGGTCTATCACTCTGAATGGTAGAGTCATAGATAATAACGTATTACTCAATTGGAGCACTCCTGATTCTGTATGGGAGATTGACTTCTATAGTATAGTGAAGTTTGGAAATGTAATTGGACTCCAGCGTGGCACATTCGTAGCAGCATTTGAGAATGCAGCGGGGACATTTACATATTCAGTATTTCCTACAGATATAGCTGGTAATATTGGGCCTTCTACATCTGTAACATTAGTAGTTAGTCAGCCACCAGATTTTGAATTACTTGATTTTAGAAAGAGCATCCTAGCTGGATTAAAGGTAAATGCTGCAATCTATGGTAGCCCAATAATTGGGTGGGTGAATGATGAATTCGTAGGTTGGGATGCAAATCTAATAGCTGGTCAGAATTGGACATGGGTAGGAAGTAATACTGGTAAGATTCTAGTATGTGTAAATGATGCTATTCTCTACAATGCTCACTTTACCTCTAAGGGTTGGAATAGCATTCAAGACCAAGTTTCAGGTGGATATCCGGTATATATTCAACCTTCAACTTTGACTGGTAAATATCAGGAGATAGTTGATTATGGACTAGTAATGAATAGCACGCTGTTTAATATGAATTATACTATTGAACAGCAGACTGCGGCTGGAACTGTAACTGAAGTTCCGGGAGTGGAGTCATCCCTTGATAGAGTAACTTGGACTCCGATAGTTCATGCTAAATCAGTATTTTTACAGTCGTTTAGATATGTTAGAATAACTATTGATTTCACTCAGGATAATGATAAGGCTCTGGCTGTATTCTATAATTTGACATACTCATTAGATATCAAGCATGAGTTAGATTCTGGAAATATTAATGCACTAGCTAGTGATGTAGGTGGAACTGTTGTCAACTTCAATAAGCAATTTAAGGATGTGGATTCTATTACACTATCAGCTACTAAATCAACTGAACCATTAACTCTCATCTATGATTTCCAAGATTTACCTAACCCTGTGAGTTTTAAGATATTTGTGTTTAACTCTATAGGAACTAGGGTTGATGCTCAAGTATCATGGAAAGCTAGAGGAGTAGTTTAATGGCAGCCCAGTGGCTTAGGTGGAATTTAACTTCTCATATCTTTGAGTATTCCACTGATAATGGTGCGTCATTCCTCCCACTCCCTCTGGATGCCTCTATTCTTAATCAGGGAACATTGGACCCTGCTAGGATTCCCGGTGGCGGTGGTGGAGCAAATGCTAATGCAAATAATACATGGACTGGAATCAATACATATTCCGGTATTTCTCCTTTAATTAGATTCACTGAGACTGACCAAGGTGTCAATCAGAAGAATTGGGAAATTCAAGTTGATGGTCAGAATATCTATCTTGCACGAACTCTGAATGATGCTCTGGCTGCTCCTGCTAATCTATTCTGGGTTGATAGAACTGGTAACTTAAATGCGACTGTAACGGGCGTAGGCACTCATAGTTTTACTTCTGGAGCAGACAATTACAATGTAATTCACATGGTATCATCTAATGCTGGCGTATCTACTTCCGCTGGTATGATGATGCAGAATAATTTAAGTGATGGTAGAGCTTATGTAGTTTGCACTTCCAGTGGTAATACTAATCCGTCACTAGTGGCTGATGCACTCAATCTTGTAAGTTCTGGATTAGGTGGAATTCAATTAAATTCCAAGGCATCTGCTCCGATAACTTTCAAGACTACTGACTCTGTTAGAATGACCATTGCTGCTTCTGGGGGAATTACAATCCCCGGAGCATTGAATGTAAATGGAACATTTACAGGAGTTGGAATAAATTGCACAACTATCGCAGCTACTGGTAATATAACTGTTGCCAATCTTATAGCGTCAGGTAATCTCCAAGCAGGGACATATTGCTATAGTTATGGAAATCCAATTGGTGGATGGGGTGCTGTAACTTATTCTGCTGGATTATTCGTTGCGGCTTCTGGGACATGGACTGTAGAAGCTGCTGATATGGTCACGTTTGCCTATACGATTATAGGTAAAACGATGATTGTAGCCCTTGAGATAGCTAATTGCAGTGTCTCGGCTGCGACTAGTGAATTGAGAATAACTCTCCCGGCTGGAGTAGTAGTTAGTAGAACTATGACTACAGTTGGATGGTCAACTGGCACAGCGAATGACGCTACTAGCCAGAACCTGATAGTCATAGTAGTTCCGGGTGTGAACTATATCGCTATTAGACCGATTAATGCTTCAACTGGTGCGGCAGGTAACTTTGCGGCATCGACAAACATTTTAGACATTCGCTTTCAAATCGCGTTCCAGATTAACTAATGGCTATTACTTCCAATTGGCTACGTTGGAATACTACTAGCCATATATTTGAATACTCTACAGATAATGGAGCTACATATGTTCCATTACCTTTGAATGCTAGTATTCTAAATGAAGGGACATTAAATCCAGCAGTAATTCCGGGTGGTGGTGGCGGTGCAGTTCCAGCCGGAAGTATTATGGCATTTGGTGGAACAGCCGCTCCGACTGGATATTTACTCTGTAATGGACAAGCAGTTTCACGAACCACATACGCAGCTTTATTCGCTGCAATATCGACGGCTTATGGTGTTGGGGATGGTTCCTCTACTTTCAATATTCCAGACCTTAGACAGAGATTCCCACTTGGTCAGGCTGCGAGTGGAACCGGAGCGGCGTTAGGTAGTTCTGGTGGAAATATTGACCATACTCATTTAGCACCATTACATAATCATACAGTTCCGACACATACACATCCATTATCAGCTTCAGCGGCAGCAGATTCGGTTAATACATTCTCAGCAGTAGGTTCAGGAACTTTGGTTTCACGTTCGACTCACGTTCATACGGTAACTGGAACTGCAACGGCACAAGCAGCAGCTAATACTGGTGATGGTGGAAATGCTGCAACGGATGCAAAGAATCCACCATTCTTGACAGTTAATTACATCATCAAGACTTAGGAGATGATATGAGCTACCGTGGAGTAATTCAAAAGATTGTTGAAGGTGAGATAAAGAGAATCCTTATGGTAGCTGCTGGTGATGTAATTTTAACCGATGCTTCCAAAGATGGGGATAATCCAAGAATCCTCAAAGCGAGGCAATTTCTGGAGAATGCAGAGTTCTATGCTGAGAGATTGGCTCTACTAGCTATGGTGAAAGACCAAGAATTAACTACAGATTCACCTGATTCCCAATTTCGTAAGGCTATTGAGGATGTAATTGACATTCTCGTCAAGGGGTAGACAATGGCTGCTATTGAAACAAATCTAGATGAGCTATTAGGAATAATTGCTAAGCAGACTTTGATTATCAATAGACAGGATAAGGCACTGACAGATTTGTCTGAACTGTATAATCAGAAAACTGCTGAGTGTGAGAATCTACAAAAAGATATAGAGAACTTGAAGCTGATTGATAAGCCAATGTTAGGATAGCAAATGGCTGACTGGTCAAAACCAACAATAACAGATTTGTATACAGATGTCCTCAATTATCTATCTACTAAGGACGTTGACGGTGCAACTCTGTTTGCCACTGCTCCATCAAATCAGCCTGTAGGTTCTATTAGATACTTACGAGCTTCTAATAAATTTCAGGAATGGGATGGGACTGCGTGGCAGGATAAAGTTCTTTCAATTGCTGGCGGTGGAACTGGTGCAACTACTCCAGCTGGAATTAGAACTACTCTTGGATTAGGCACAATGTCTACCCAAGATGCAGTTAACGTAGCTATTACTGGCGGCAGTGTTGTAGGATTAGGTTCATTCTCACTCAATTGTGATATAGCATTCCAGTCTGATGGTAATAAAAATATAGGGACTGATTTAGTCAGACCTAGCGTAATTTATATTCGCAATGGCTTAGTAATTCCAGTCGGAACGGATAAGTGGGTCAGTGGCTAAGAAACCCGGTTCGATTTGGATAGAACTGACTGAGCTTCATTTCGTCGATACGGCGGGTGAAGAATACTTGCATGTGGGAGAACTTGTATCAAATCAACCTACAGCTAAAGCTGGTTCATTATGGGTTGAGGGTGATTACGTTTGTTATATTGATGAGAGTAAAAACAAGCGACGAATTCCTAATACTCTCGTAGCTACAGTGGCTGGTGCTAAGAATGGTTCATTGTGGGCTGAAGTATCTAGATTGCATTGGTATAGTCAAAATGGAGAAGAACGTATTGGTCATAATGATGTTACCCATACTGATTCACATGGGGATATCGGCCATTCGGATACCTCTCATTCAGATACAACTCATCTTGACTCACATACAGATTCTCATTCTGATGGTGCTCACACTGATACTCCTCATTCAGATACTCATACAGATACTCATGGAGATATAAGCCATAACGACTTGTCTCATTTAGATACTCATACTGATGTGCCACATTCTGATTCTCATGATGATGTATTACATACTGATGGTGGTCCACATTTAGATACTGTTGGTCATGCAGACCATAATGATGGGTCTTGGCATTATGATGCTCCATCCACTAGTGGTCATCATGATAATGGTAGTCATATTGATATGCCACATCAGGATTCACATGGAGATACTCCATTTCAAGATGTAGCGCATACCGATAGAGCACATTCTGATAGAGCACATTCAGATACACATTCTGATATTGCTCATGCTGATAAAGCTCATGGAGATGGAGCGCATTCAGATTCTCATAGTGATATAGCGCATCAAGATGTTGCACATGCAGATACTGGACATTTAGATGTTCCATTTTCTGATACTCATTCTGATATTGCACATGCGGATATGCCGCAATACGTTGGACCATAATGTCTATTGAAGTTCTACCAGTCGGAATTAAATGCTCATTGTCGTGCAAGTATTGCTATCAAGACCCTATGCGCGCTGGGAATAACTATTCTCCACAAGAATACTCTGTGGATAAAATGATTGAGACTCTAGATAAACTGAACAGTGAATTTTGCTTGTTCGGTGGCGAACCATTACTGACTCCAATTGATGACCTTCACAAATTGTGGGCTTATGGCTTGGAGAAGTATGGTAGAAATTCAATCCAGACTTCTTTGTCATATTGGAAGCCTGAATTCTATGAGATGTTCAATCAGTATAAAGTGGGTATAGGTGTATCATTAGATGGCTCACATGACCTCAATTCTCCGCGCTGTAATACAGCCACAACATCGGAGATTCACAATCGTTTCATGACTCTAATCAAAGGGGGATACAGTGTATCTCTCATTACTACTCTGCACACGGCTAATGCAGTAGACGGAAAATTAGATAAGCTATGTGCATGGTTTGATATGCTGGCTAGTTTTGGATTGAAATGGGCTAGGATTCATCTATTAGAGGTGGATACTACTGCCGCTAGGAATCTAAAGTTAACAGAGGA